AATACTTACCATCCTTTAATCCACCTTTTTTAGGATCTTTTTCTATAAAAATAGGCCATTCATCACCACCTAGATTTAATGTTGTAGAAATTTCACAACTAAAACGATCTTTATGTCTATGTAGTATATCACCTTTTTTATAGATACGAGCATAAGCATAAGTAGGTATTAATTTTAAATTTGTTTGTTTTTCCATTATAGGTTGAACAGACAATAACAAAGTTTCCATAGCTATGTCAGCATAATGCGAGTACGTATTTGGTACTTGTGCATCATTCCACACACCAAATTCAGTTGCAAATGGAGAAATATATTTTGTTTCAAACAATGTTTTTGCTACTTGTCGTTTCATTAAAAAGTAATTGTAAACAAACTCAGCTACTTTTGGTTCTATTGCTTTTTTTATTATTAAAAAATTATTTTTTTCAAAACTCATATTATATTTCCTTTTTATTTAAATGGATATCCTAAATTCCACATTACTAAAGAATATCTTGTTCCTTTTGTTACCGGTTTTACTCTATGCCATACAAAACTTGGAAAAACAATTATCGATCCACGAGGTCTTATTTCTATACACTCTTTTGTAGTCTTACCTTTTTTCCATTCTGTATCTATTGAATTTCTAAAATCAAATTCTAAATTTCCTCCAACGTATTCTGTTGGTTCACATAAAGAAACGGTTACTGACAATTTTCTTACTTTTCCGTGTTCAGGTGGGTAAGTTCCATCAGGATTTTTAGGTGTATTATATGGTTCTTCATAACTATCACAATGCCAACCATAGTATTGTCCGATACCATATTTTGTAAATTGACAAGATTCAGACCAATCCCAATCAAAATTCCAACCAGCTAACCTGTTAGCTTCGTGAACATACGGTTGTATTTCATTATAAATCCACCTATCACTCATCCACACAATATCAGATTTTCTTTTTTTTTGAATATTTTTAATATCTTTTTTATTTAAACTATTTTTTACTAATGATTTATTTCCTGTTACAGCCATACTAGATTGATGTTTCTTGCCGTAATTCAAAATATCATCACAAACCTTAGAGGATAGAGCCGACTGAAAATAATAGTAATAATTTTTTAAATTCATAATTAAATGCTCATTTCTTTAAATTCAAAAAAAATATTATAAAAATCTTCATCACTTTCATTTTTAGTTATATGACTATTTATAGAAGAAGAATATAAGATTATTTTATTATCTTCTAAAGGAAGTTTCCATTTTTTTAATTTACATTTGTTATCAGTATATTCCATAATTAAATTACAATTATTTTTTTTTGGGAAAAGAGTATATAAACAACATATGTCAGTTGAACTTTCAGAATTAAAATAATCTATATTATTACGAATGTTAATGCTTTCATTTCTTTGTTGTATTAAAAAATATTGATTTAAAATAATTAATGTTTTTTGAAAATGACAAAAATAATAATCTTTAATATATTCATATAACCATTGTATATGTTGATGATGTTTAAAATTATAAAAATTATATTTGTCTGAAAATATGTCGCTAGTGAATTTATTGTTTTGTGAATAGTTTTCTTGTAAATGATTTTTTATTAAACTGTTATCTATTTTTGATATTTTTTCTAAAAAATTATAAACAAAAAAAGTTTCAGATAATGTAGTTCTTATCATATAAAATAATATAGTATTTAAATTTTAAATATTTATCCACACATTATTGTTTGAATCCCAACGTTTTTCATAATCACCGCAACGCTTGGTTACATCATCTATTTTACCAGCCAAATAACGAACATTATCATTATCATAAACTATAGAATAACGTTTTTCTACATCACCCTCTATATAAGTTGTAATTGTAGGATATGTTATTGGACTTTTCCAAGAAGCTGTAGTTAAATCTTTTACCCAAGTACTATAACGTTTTGGAGGCCAAAATATTTGATTTTCTTCGTCCCAAGTGTATCCTAAAGAAGCAAAATTTCCTCTAAATGCTTTTGATTGATTATCTGATAAAACTCTTACATTATCAGAATTAAAAATGTAGTGTTTATTCTCTAATGTTCCTATTGATGTTTTTATCCATAAAGGCCAACCTGTTTCATTTTCTAATATTTGTCTACCTACTTCTTCCTGTTCAACACCATTAGAATCTAATATTTTATTTTTATCAAAAGGTACTACCAGTATTACTTTATTATTTAATCCTATTTTTGCGTAATGTGCCATATTTTACCTATTGAAATTTATACCTTATTGCTACAATACCTGTACCGCCGGCTGGACCAGGTGCGCTGGTTCCTGGATGACAATGTGCACCTCCTCCACCACCTCCAGTATTAATTGTTCCTGCTACACCTACAGGAGATGGCCCTCCTGAACCACCACCATTTCCTCCTCCACCACTGCCTGCAATTCCACTTCTTCCAGGGTTTACTTGATACCCACCGGCTCCGCCTCCACCACCTGCAAAATATCTACCAGGAGCTGGTCCTGAAGTTCCATAACTTGGAGCTGTTGGCCCAAAAAATGTTGTTGCTATTGGTGCGCCTACTCCTCCATTTCCTCCTATTTGAGGATCAATACCTAGAGTTCCACCTGATCCACTTGTTCCTGCTCCACCGCCACCGCCAGCTGATGTTGGACCAGAAGAAAATCCTGGACCTCCAGGATTTCCTTGTGAAGGACTTACTGGTGGACTATTTCCTGATCCACCTGAAGAAGGTCCTGAACCTCCACCTCCTCCACCTGAACCGCCATTTTTGCCAGTATTACCAGGAAAACTTCCTGCTCCGCCTCCTGAACCGCCTCCGCCTCCGCCTGTTGAGGTGATTGTTGAAAATATTGAAGGATTACCATTAGATCCTGTTGATGTAGTTGGAACAGATCCACCAGAAGCACCAACTGTTATAGGATAAGCTGTTGCAGTTACAGGAAATCCACCTGTCGCAGGACTTGGATAATTTTGTCGATAACCTCCTGCACCACCACCACCACCAGCATAATCAAATTCAGGAACACCAGAGGATGAACCACTGCCTCCGCCTCCTGCAGCAACTACAAGATATTCAACACTGTTTGAACCTGTTGGTGTTCCTGCGGATGTTACTGTAAAAGTTCCTGGACTTGTAAATACGTGTGTTTTAAAATCACCATCTGTTAATATTGTTCCACCCGTGGCCGCCAGAAAGGGATTTGCAACCACTTGTATTGAAAATTGTCTTTCTACAGTTCCTTCAGTTGTTGCAGCACGAACAACAAATGGATAATTTCCTAAAGAAGGCGAGCCTGATAATGTACCTGTAATAGCACCTGTTGAACTTGATATTGATAAACCAGAACCCGGTAATGAACCAGATATAATTGAAAATGTGATTGTATTGCTTTCGGCGTCTGTAGCGCCGGCATTAAATGTAGTACCGCTGATAACTTGGCCATTATAAACTGTACCTAACTGGCCTGATGCAACTGTAAATACAGGCGGCGCATTGAAAGTTAAAGCATCTAATGATTCAATAGACAAACCTGAAGCATTTATTACTTTTACATCATAAGGGTCGTCTGATGTACCCATTGAAGCTGTAGTCTTACAAGTAATTTGTGAAGCTGAAACACGTGTAATATTTCCAGCTGTATAAACTGTACCTGTACTTCCAATAAATTGAACATTTACGCCATTACCAAAGTTACCACCATTTATTGTAATTGTGAAAAGAGTAGAACCGTCGGCATTTAAATCTGTAGCGGAACCTGTAGCATCATTCGTTGAAATACTTGAAATTGAAGGAGGCGCATCAATAGGTTTCCAAGCAGTACCATCATAATACTCCATTAATTCTGTAGTAGTATTAAAACGCAATTCACCTGATTCAGAACCTACACGTTCGGCTGTAGTTCCTTTAGATACAGTGATACCTTTAGTGCCTGTAAACTTTCTATTTTTTCCTGTAAAGTCCCTAGAATTTGCCATAATTTATTTTCTCTCTATATTTATAAGTTTGTAGTTAGTTTCCAGCCATAAGTTGCGCCGGTATACACTAATTGTATAGCCTCATCTTCAACGTTAAGTACTAAATTTTCAGTTAATCCCATTATTTTTAAACCATTTCTACCAATCGTACAATTGTTTGTATCAAAAGTACTTGCTAAATCTAATATGCTTACTTGGTCACCTGTTTGTGGCGAAGCTGGTAAAGTAATTGTTACAGCACCACCTGATGTATTTACAAAGTATCTATCATTTGCAGTAATTGT